CCCTTTAAGACAACCCCAGCCCCAAGGCCCAACGCGCCACACCTTACGGCCTGAGCGCTCGATGTGCGATTTAAAAGCAATGGCATCAGCGACCTTGACTTGCTCGATGGGGCTAAGCCCTTTAGCTGAGTTGTAGTTAGACCAAGTGCGGAAAGTCTGGCGGTGAATACCTAGCCCACCCGTGTAGGACTTTGTGCTGTGTTGCCAGTTGCCGCCAGTTTCGCACCGGGCTAACTGATCGTAATAAGCGTCAGGCAGTACGCCTTTGTATTTGGCGTGAGGGTCAGCAGCTGCACTTGCGTGGGCTGGTGCGGATAGGGCGAGGATTAGCGATAGTGCCATAAGTTTCTTAATCAAATCTCTGAACTTCTATTGGCGGCCCCCATGAATGCCAAGATTCTGCACGTTGGCAGACTTGGGTGTACTCAATCAGGCCTGTGGTCAAGTCTGTGAAAATTTGAACCATGGTTAGTTTGTCTCTAGACCTTAGGACGGTGTAGCCCCATGTGGGAATCATGGTCGGTTGGCCATCATTTTGAGCCATAGCCAGCAGGACACCCAGCCGATAATGAAACTGTAGATGAATTGGGTGTCGGTCATGCCCAGCCCCTAACCATGTCCATACCCTTTTGGGTGATGCCACACACAATGCCCTGAGAGCCACTTGTAAGGGCTCTACGGATGCCTAAGTCCTCTATTAGTCCAATAGTGCGCAAGTCACTGCAGCGCTTCCAGTAGCCCTTTATTTCGTGACCAGCCAGCGCGGCTCGAGCGCCTGCTTCTTCATCGGTCAGGCCAAGAGTTGCGTAATAGTACTGCTCTAGCAGGATTGCGCGGTGGGTGCCCACTCTAATCGGGCTGATCTGGCGGGATGTTTCGGGGTCTGTTGCCCTGAATAGTGGTAGGTCGGTGTATGTCATGTTTCCTCTGACTTTCTGCTATTTGAGTAGCGGTGGTTACTTTACACAATTTTAGAAAGCGGTGGTGGATATCCCAATGGAAACAAAGATACCCACCACCTAGTCCCAGCACTGCTCAAACAGTGTCTGGGAATCCTTTATGGCTTAGGCAGTGCGCGCCATGCAGCCTCTAGGGCTACGCCATCCTCGGCGTGTCCACCATTTGATTGTGGGGCAAGTTCTACATGGATCCAACGTCCGTTTTTTGAGCCACCGTTATTAGTATCAGTCCACTTTTTCCAGCCTGGCTTGCCGTTTCTGTTGCATCTCCAGCCTTGCCACGTGCCGTTAATTAGGCCGCCGTAGTCGTGTACTTCTTCAATGCCTAGCTCTTTGTAGTACTTGACAAACCATTGCATTGCTTGCACAGCTGCAGCGCGTCCTTCTTTTGTGTCCTTAAAACCAATGTCACAAGCTCGGGCTGTTGCGTGCACACTCATGCCTTGCCCTGATCGCATTTCTCTGACCACAAGCGTGCCTAGGTTTGTGAAGCCCCAACGGCGATTACAGAAATCAACGAACTTTTCGGTGCCTGCCATTTTGGCTGTGGCTGTTTTGTCGTACCCGGTGTATTTCATGGTGCAGGCGGTTCTTGTGGTGGTTCTTTATCCTTTAAATTATTGGCAGCTACGACACCCACAAGCGCTCCTCCAAGTGTCATCAGTAGCGGATTTAGGGTCTTCCAAGTTTCAGCGTCCATCTGAGACATCTCTACGGGTTGTGTTACATAGAGAAGATTTATCAGCATTGCAATAATTGAAAAGACAAACACAAACACAAGGCCAACTGCAATGAACAATACAAGTCTTGCTTTTATTTCTGAGTTGGTAAGTCGTGGTCGTAGTTTCATACGCACTTTCCGCCTGTCCCGTATGCCGGGGCTGGTGTTGCTGGCGTGATTGTTTCGGTTACCCCTCGTAGGGCTTTGTTTTTTGTTGGTGGGCAGTTGAGGCGTTCACGGTCTGCGCAGGCTGTGAGGGTCATGAGGGTGGCGCTAATCAGCAGTAGGCGTTTCATCTGTGCCTTCTTCGTAACCTTCGGAAAGGTACAGCGCGTATTCTTCATCAGTAATTGTGCCGATGACGATTGTCTTTGTTGTCGGGTGAATAAGGTTTACTGTCTTAGCCATTTTCTATGCCTTTCGGTATCCGTAAACGGTTATTTGCCCACCAGTAATCGTGCCTGCCGATAACTTAAAAATAATTCCGGCATAAGCAGTAGTGGTATTCATTATGGCGCTTGCTTGACAATTAGAAATATAAGTAATTGCCCCTGTGCCTTGTAAAGTTGTCATTGTAATTTTCGCAAGCCTCGGCGCATGAACGTCCATAACAAAGCCAGGCCAATTAGAACCAGCAATACAGTTCACAGCCGTTTCTGCAAATGTTCCTGCATTTATTGAGTAATTGTAAGCAGTTCCGCCATCGTAACGAATTCCAGCGGTGTAATACAGAGCAGAGTTGTCGGTGGCGTTTGATGTATTTCTAAAGTTGTACTGAATTAGCCCTGAAGTTCCAGTTTGAGTAACATTTGATACAACAATTCTGTAGTTGTCGTAATCACTAGTAAAAATACCGTCTAAGGCCGTTGCCGAAAAAGTTCCGCCAGTAATGTAGACCAGCCCTGAGTTAGCCAAATACGTATTCGTATCGGCAGCCGTCAGCACCTCACCCGTAGTAAAAGTCTTTATAGCCATATCAGAATCCTAATCTGTTGTTGTCAAGTCTGCCATAGACAGCATTATCGAGTATGAGATAGTCATTAGTCTCGTTAGACGAAACCGAAAACAGAATGCGCGTATCGTCAGGGCTGGCAGTGATATCGACACCCTCAACCACACAAAAATACCGGACACCACGAAGCACAATATTGACTTCAAGGCCAAGGAAGCTTTCTACCAAATTAAGCAACAAAACAGCGCCAGACGTACTCTGCTGGCTAATCGTGAAACCCAACTCTCGAGGGGTGCTGTTAGTCGTGTCGTACTTAAACCTGATGTACTGAGCCAACGACAACGCCTGAGAAGTGCTGACGTCATAACTATCAGCGACATAAGAATAAATTGGCGTAGTGCCACTGGTAGTGGTTTGTGAAGCCAGCCCTAAAGGCTTAACCGTTACCGAGTTGTAAAAGTCCTCAGCTGCGCTCTTAAACTTAACTTGCTGATATTTGTATTTTTCGCCGGGGCTTACCAAGGTTCCATCAGACCAATCTGGTGTTGTTGGCGCACCAGTTAGTAAAGCCTCACGGCCTACAAAGTCGAGGGTGCCCATATCCAGTGTCGTAGGCCCAGTAGGTGTTGACCGAAGCCTGCCCTGCTCAGTGCGCACCTCGGTATCTACAAAGGCTTTAAGGTTGCCGGTGTAGGTCTGGGCTGAACCTGTAGATGAGCCACCAGCGTTGCCAACATAAAGACCAACAGAGTCTGCAATGTCAAAAACTTGTAGCCCAGTGCTGGCGCTTGCCACCGCATAGCCGTTAATTTGTGTGCGCCCCAATTCGGCTTGTAAGCCCTCAGCAGTAATCGTGACCGAATCCTCATTACTAACCACGCCGTATTGAATATCCACATTTGTGATACGGCCTTGGAACATCTTCCAATAGTTGTAAGTCGGGTAAGACGGGTATGCAGTTGTATAGACCCATGCGATGATGTTGTCGCCAAGTTGTGGTGTGACTGTCCAATCAGTAGGAAACAAACTTTCTACTGTGAGCTGGTCTACGCCGTAATCGTCAATTTGTCTGCGTCTGCCATTCGATATGGATATGTTTTGGACGTCTGGCAGTGCTGTAAATGTTGTGCTAGTAGCGAAAGATACGCGCCAATCCCATGTAGGCATTAGACACCAACCGTGATAGGCACAAAGCCGTTTTGACGTTGGTACCTGCGTAGCGCATCAACTACGGCCTGTGGATCACCGCCGTTTACATTGACTGTGATGCCGCCACCCATACTGCCCATTTTTGACAATGGGATTACAGCCTCGGGACCGGCCTCGCCTATCAGGGCAAAGGTAGGGCTAGTCACAATGCCACCCGTGGCCATCGCTTTGTAGTCAAGTCCTGCAGGGTTAGCGCCACCAGCACCACCACTGTCACCACCTAAACGGCCAAGGCTAATTTGCCCTAGGGAGCCGATGTCTTTGCCGGGCTTAATTAAGTTAATGCCTTTAATAACTACGTTAATCATGGTGATAAAAGCGTTAGCCATAAACTCAAAATTACGCGCCACCTGATTAACCACTGCATTAACTACAGCGCGGAAAGTATCGAACCTTTTGTAAGCCATAACAAGGGCAACACCTAAAGCAACAATGCCAGCCGTAATCAGCACTGCAGGGTTTAACGCCATGGCTGCATTAACCAAAACAACTGCAGCTGCTAAAGCACCGAAAGCAACAGCCACAGCCGTGATCAGTGTTGGGTTGTCTTGTGCCCACGTGGCAAACGATTGCAGAACTGGCAGAGCCTTTTCAAGTATTGGCAACAGTGCAGCGCCTACACCTTCTTTGGCTTCACCAAGGGCAACACCTAAACGCTGCATAGAGCCTGCAGCAGTGTTGGCAGAATCAGTGGCAGCACCGCCAAAAGTAACAGCCATTTCAGCCATCACTTCTTCCATGCTTGCGCCGTCTTTAATCATCTGGCGTAGCTCTGGGGACAGTTTTGCTAGGGCGGTCATGTTGCCGCCATACGCCTTTTCCATAGCCTTAGTCACAGTCTCAAGGCTCATGCCTTTAGCAGCTGCAACATCCATAGCAAGTGTGGCAGCCTTCTGAGCTTCCTCGATATCCATAGTTGCCCTGACGAGTCCGGCCATACTCGGCCTCAAATCGTCATCGGTCACGCCCTTTTGTTTACCTGCCGCCGTTATAAACGCTTCGACGCCTGCAATCTGTGCATCAGTAGCTGCAGTGGTTTTTTGTAACTGACGCGCCAGCATCGCTTGGGCTTGCTCATCTTCCATAGCACCTTTGACAGCATCACCAAGGCCAGCAACAAGACCGCCAAGTGCAACGGCTGCGTATTTGTTGGCTTTGCCTAGCGCATATTTAGCCTTAGCTTGTGCGCCTTCTAAATCCTTAAAGCCTTTTTCAGCTTCCTTTAATCCCTTCGGGTTGAATTGCGTAACGATTGGTAGGTAGATAGCCATTAGCCAGATGTCCTTGCTTGTAGTGCGCGGTTAGCGTCAGCGATTACTTCATCCACGGCTTTCATAATGTCAGCTGTGCCTTGCTCTGCAATAAATGCTCGTGATCGCCACAATCCGCGCTGAGGCCTGCCAAAAACATTGGCAAGCAAATCAGAAAATTGGCTGTTGTTTTTTGTGCCTGCCTGGCTAAACATTGCGCCAGCTGCGCTTTTCTGCACCAGCGTTACTAATGGTGTTACACCTGATCGAGCGCGACCACCCACCATGATTTGCACACCTTTGTCCACAGCAGTT